ACCGGCAACGGCACATCACTCGCCCTCGCCAGTTGGTCTATTACCGCGCCTTCACCGAATGCCCGCATCTTTCTTATCCAGAGATTGCCCGGCGGATTGGTGGTCGTGACCACACAACCATCCTCCATGGGGTCCGCGCCCATTGTGAGCGCATTGGGCAGCCATACAAGGAGGCCGTTCGTATTCGGCGCGAGGGCGGTCCTGCCTATGCTTTCTATGCGCTTGCGAAGGGTTACGAGCGCACCATGACCAAAGCCCGCGACGGAGGCTTCTATGCGACAGCCGCGTAATTGGTTCACGTCCGTTCAGGACAACACCATCCGCAAGATGAAAAAGCTGGGTTTCACGCCTGCCGAGATTGGCGAGAAGCTGGGCCGCACGGAATACGTCATCCGTGAACGCGCCAGAACGCTTAACATTAGCTGGCACAAAGACCTCGGCAAAAGCATCCTTGCCACAACCGCGCCAACGGGGTTTGATCGGGATCGGGATGCGGAAGCCAAACACCGGGACGCTGACCGGCGCTTTGTCATTGCGCTTGCGGAGGCTTTCCAGCGTGGTGACCATCTGCCAGCGGTGAAACCGGAGCCGAGACGTACCAGGCCCGTCCCCGCCAAGCCTCACCCGCTCTTTACCGTTTGGGAGGATGACAATGCGTAAGCCGCCGGGCCATTGGACCCCAGAGGAAGACCGCATGGTCAAATCAGGCTCGCTTGCCAAGCGTTCTGTTGCAGACGTGGCGAAGGCACTTAACCGGCTGGAAAAGAGCGTTGTGATCCGCGCTATCGTGATTGGATTTCCGTTTGTGGAGGGGGGCAATGCGTGAGGAAATAATCGGTGACTGCGCCCTATACCTTGGCGATTGCCGAGACATTCTGCCGTCTCTGGGGCCGGTGGATGCGGTTGTGACGGACCCGCCGTATGGGATTGGCGAGGACGGCGGGCGCTTTCGTGACCGCAAGGGCGGAGGCCATCGGGTTCTGCCCAAAATGGGCTGGGATGGCGAGCGCCCGGACGCTCATGTCTTTGACCTCACGTTGGCGGCGGCCCCCCAGCAAATCATATGGGGCGGCAACTATTTTGCAGACCTTCTGCCGCCGTCGAAGGGCTGGCTTTACTGGCAGAAGCTGATGGGCGGAGACTTCGCAGACGGAGAGTTGGCGTGGACCAGTCTCGACCGCGCGCTCCGCCAGTTTACGCATTGCAACAAGACTGGCGGCAAGGTTCATCCGACCCAGAAGCCCGTCGAGTTGATGGCGTGGTGTCTCGGCTTTCTGCCCGAAGCCAAAACCATCCTAGACCCCTTCATGGGTTCCGGCACAACCGGCGTGGCCTGTGCCATGACTGACCGCGCCTTCATCGGCATCGAGCGCGAGCCTACCTATTTCGACATCGCCTGCCGCCGCATTGAGGAGGCTTACAAGCAGCCCCGCCTTTTTGCCGAGCCGGTTCAAAAGCCGGTGCAAGACGTTCTGATATAAAAAGGCCCCGACGCGATTTCTCAAGCGCCGGGGCCAGTAGCCACAACAAGGGAGGGGAGAACGCCGTGGGTGTCGCCACCTTAGCGCCTTGCGTTCGTCCCTGCAATGCTCGATAAAGGGCGGGCGGGTGAGCCGGAAACTCAACCCGCCCTAATCACCGGCTTACAAGGAGCCAGACGTGACCATGCGGATATACCGCTACCAGTTTAATCGCGCAAGCCTTCGGGTGATGCCGTGAGCGATCCTTTCATCATCGACGGCCCGTGCCTGTGGTCGTTCAGCGGTGGTCGAACTTCGGCCTATATGCTTTGGCGGGCGCTGCGCTCCTATAAGGGACTGCTTCCAGCCAATCACGTTGTGGCGTTTGCCAACACTGGCAAAGAACGCCCGGAAACTTTGCGCTTTGTGCATGAGTGCGGATCGCGTTGGGGCGTCAAGATTGTTTGGCTTGAGTTTGTTTCTCGGTCCGGTCCGAGCGCCGGTCGTTACGAGCGTGTCAGCTACAACAGCAGCAGCCGTGATGGCGAACCGTTTGCGCGTCTGATCAAGGCAAAATCATACAAGCCTAATTCCGTCATGCGGTTCTGCACCGAGGAAATGAAGGTCAACACGATCAAGCATTTTATCGCTTCGGAGTTGGGCTGGACAACCTGGTCTAACGCCGTTGGTCTTCGCCACGACGAAGGCCACCGCGTGTTGAAGGCGTTGGCGCGAAACTATGAAGGCAAAAGCCCTTGGACGACAAAGGTTCCTCTGGCCAACGCAAACATCACGAAGCGTGACGTTGAGGAGTTCTGGAAGGCGCAGCCGTTTGATCTGGGCCTGCGTCCATACGAAGGGAATTGTGACCTTTGTTTCCTGAAGGGGCGCGGAACAATTAAGGCGCTGATACGGGAAAAGCCTAGTTCTGCCGATTGGTGGATTGAGCAAGAGCGGATTGCAAAAGGCTTTTTTAATAAGGACTGGTCTTATGCCGACCTAGCGCAAGAGGTCCAGCAGCAGCCACACCTGTTTGATGATTTGCCGGATGACGAGCAAGACGCCGAGTGCGGACTGTGGTGCGGAGCGGACGAATGAGCCTCCAAGCAATCACTGCCGCGCTGGCGTATCGCGGCCTAAGCCCGTCCGAAAAGCTAATCCTCATCGGCTGGGCAAACTACGCAGATGAGGCTTTCCGCTGCTACCCGTCACAGCGTCGGCTTTCCGAGGACACAGGGCTATCAGATCGGCAGATTAGGCGGCTTGCGTTGTCCCTTGAGGAACGTGGCTTAATCCAGCGCGAAGAGCGACGCCGGGCAGATGGTTCACGATCCAGCGACCTAATCACTTTGGTCTGTCTGCAAGCGGACACCATGTCCGGGGGGGTGCGGACACCATGTCCGGGGGGTGCGGACACCATGTCCGGGCAGAACCTTTCACTTAACCACTCAGGTTCTAAAGAACCTTCGTCTAATAGCTCGCGAGCGAAAAAAGGCTGTCGATTGCCTCCTGATTGGAAGCCAACGGAAGCCGACCTGACATTCGCAGCCAGCCAAAACATGACCACCGAGGAGATAAACCGTGAAGCCGCTAGATTCCGTAATCACTGGATTGCTAAACCGGGAGCCAATGCCCTCAAACTCGACTGGGCTGCAACCTGGCGCAACTGGTGTCTCTCTGGATACGGCTCGCGCCAAGCTGGAAAGCCAAGCACCGGAGGACACCGACCGAAACCTGCTTCAATGGTTGACATCCTCCTTGGGGATCGTGCCGCAGCCGCAAATCAGCCTGACGTATCCGGTGACGGGTGGCTACCAACGGACAGTGACGGGGTATTCATTCGAGGGCCTGAGCGAGACCAACCGTTCTAGGGCCTTGGAGGCCACCCACAGCGCCATGACGCCCGCGACGGTCCAGCGATGCGAAGAACACGTTTCGACGCTCCACGCGGTCACAGCGCACCGGCAGGATAGCGAAAACAGCCTTCGCCTGATCCTGCGGCTTTATGCGGACTGCCTAGCCAGGTTTCCGGCTGATGTGGCTAAGGCGGTGGTGGAGCGGTTTATCTATCGCTCCGACAAGCCAAACTTTTTTCCTACGCTCTCCGAGCTGAAAGACGCTTGCGACAAGGCAGCGGCTCAACGGCAGCAGCTTCTGGCGTCGCTGGAAAATAAACGTTGACTAGGCCCATGCCGTGAGTAAACTCCGACCCATGAAGCAGCCAAACCCGATTGCAGTTCGCCCCCGCCAAGGCTCCAAGCTGGAAGCCGTATGGAACGACAACGCTCGTTCTAACAAGGCAATGGGCGAGATTATTCATTCATGGGCAAGCCAGTTTGCTGAAATGGCAGCGGCTTCCGAACAAGGGGAGAAGACCAATGGCGTTCCGAATTTCGACTAATCCAATCGTTGAGATTGGCGACCGAATGTTTGGCGGCGATTTTATCCGCCAAAACGACGGATCACTAATTATTCGCGACGACGGTGACGATTCCCGCGACGATATGGGCTTTCGTTTGGTCGTTCCCCGCGTTGCTTACGTCAAACGCAGCGACCCTTACGACAAGACAGACGCAGAGCAGGAAGCGTTTGCCGCTCGCATTGTTGCCCTGCTGAACGGAGAAGACCAATGATTGACCGTTCCGACTACGTTTGCCACCGCATGAAAGCGGCGCAGGCGACCAGCCAATCCACTCGCGGGTTTGACTTCCGCCCGTCCGACGAGCCGCCGCTGTGGCTCCGAGCCTTGGCCGAGGTGTTCAGGCCTCGCAGCCTCATCCTGCTGGCCGTGGTGGCTGGTGTTCTCTCGCTCTTTTGGATTGCTTGATATGACCCGCAAAGAACTAGAACGGCTGGCAGGGGAAGCAAATGACCTCGTTCCTGAAACCGAGGGTGAAACGTGGTTTTGTCCCGAGCACCTGACCAAAGACGACCGGTTTGCGCCGGAGGACGCCACTTTTATCGCTGCAACCAGCCCCGCAACCATCCTTTCCCTTCTCTCCGAGAGAGCCGAATTGCTGGAGGCGCTTCTGGCTGCGGAAGACAAGCACCAGCGCGGCATCTTCAACATGACGGACGCCGAGATTGAGCGCGTTCACACCCTCCGACGCGCAGCCATCCGAAAAGCCACCGATACAGGGAGGGAAGGGTGATGGCGCGGCCTAATCCCGGCTCTGACGCCGCTGTGTCGCTAGGCTGCAAATGCCCGGTGATGGATAACCGCCGTGGCGCGGGCATCCCGACCAGTGACGGCGTCTGTTTCTACTATTCCGACGACTGCCCGATGCACGGACGCGGCGACTTTCCGGGCGGGCGCGAACCAATGTTGGAGACCCCCAATGACCACCACTGACATAGCCGCCCCGTGCGAGAGGCTGCGGGCTGCGCTGGAAGGCGTCACGCCGGGCGACCTAGATACCGCCGACCATACCGGGACCGGCAGTCACGACTGCCCGTGCTGTGAAGGCGAAGGGACGGTTGACGGCAAGACGTTCACGAACTTCGACGGTTTTGCAGTCGGCGTCCAGTTCTTCGGCGTGGGTGACGAGTTTGCCAAATACGAGGCGTTCTTCCGCGCCGCCAACCCGGCCAACATCACCGCGCTTCTCGACACCATTGAACGCGAGGCCGCTGAAATCGAGAGGCTGCGAAGAGGGGCAGGCAAGTCGAACGATGAGGTCTGCCAAGTGCTAGGCAAAGCCCTTGGCTATCCGTGGTTCAAGAATGACCAGTTGAACTTCCCCGATGCGACCGAGGAAGACGGCGTCTGTGTTGGCGACCACGTTGCCGAAAGCATAGCAGATGAAGCAGCCGACACCATTCAACGCCAAGCCGCTGAGATAGAGAGGCTGCGGGGGGCTTTGCGGGACATCCAGATTGAAGCCGAACGCGAGGATGGCCGATGGGTCCACTTGAAGCGCGTTATCGCCATCAACGCCCGAGCCGCCCTTACAGGAGAAGACGCATGACTGACGGATGGGTCCTGGTGCCGAGAGAGCCGACAGAGGCGATGTTGGACGCAATGTTCAGCGCATATGTCGGTAGCGAAGGCAGTTACAGCGCCACTTACCGCGCAGCCCTCGCAGCCGCACCCCCTGTTGACGGCTGGCAAGCTATAGAGACGGCTCCGAGGGATGGGACTGCGGTTGTCGGGTGGGGCTTTTTGAACAGCCGCAACGACAATGGCCCGCTTCGTTCCGCTGTTATGGTGGCCCACGTTATGCGTTACCGCAACTACGCCTCTGGCGGCGGAGACTGGGTTTCTGCTTGTCTCAGCAACGTCATCAGCCAACATCCAACCCACTGGATGCCCCTGCCACCCCCGCCATCTGCTGACAGTCTCGGTGGGTACGTAGCGAAGCGGAGTGAACCCGACGCCCTGCCCGGTGATTTGCGGGAAACGGTGGCGCGGATTGTCGATCCGCTATCGTGGCGACGTTTTGACCGCCGCCCGCCGTATGCGGCCCACATTCCCCGCGAAACGCAAATCGAATGGGTTGGCGATTTACAACCTTCCTTGGACAAAGCCGACGCCATCCTTTCTCTCATTCAGTCAGAAAGGGGCGGGGCATGAGCCAATCTCCCAAGGCCCTGGTTCATTCCGGCTTCGCCTCCATACCCGGTGAGGGTGGTGCTTCTGTCAGCGCCCTCGACTTCACTGAAAGCTCGTTCGACGCCGCGCACAAGGGCGAGTATGCCGAGCAAGTTCACGGTCACACCTGGTTCGTCCGCGTGTTCTGGCCAGCGCATCCGCCGAAGGACGCACGGTTCATGCATGCCCGGCTCCGGCAGTATCTGGAGGCCGCTTTCGATCACCGGATGCTGGACGACGTTTGCGAGCCGACAAACTACGGCGTTGCAAAGGCCATCGCGCAGTTGATGGGCGACGACATTAAGCGGATCGACGTTTGGCGGAAGGGGGCGGTCCCATGCGGAACGACCATCACCCTGTGACCATCTGCTATCACGGCACCCCGATCACGCCGAACGCGACCATGCTGACTTTGGCGGGCAAGCATTTCTGCGTCTCGCACATGAGGCCGGATCAGGTCGCCGTGTGTCACCAGATCGGGCAGTCCGTGATGCTGGATAACGGCGCGTTCTCGAAATGGAAATCCGGCAAGGCCGTGGACTGGCTGGGCTATTATGAATGGACCGACAAGTGGCTCGATTACCCGACCACATGGGCAGTCATCCCCGACGAGATTGAGGCCGGTTCACAAGAGCAGGACGCCCTCATCCGTGAATGGCCGCACGGCGACCGGGGCGCGCCCGTCTGGCACATGGACGAGCCGATTGATCGGGCGCTGCGCCTTGCCGACGAATGGCCCCGCGTCTGCTTTGGGGCAAACGGCGAGTATTCGGCCATCCCAGGTCCGGCGTTCACCGCCAGAATGGATGCGGTCTGGAACGAGCTGGCAAAGCGACACCGCAGAACCCCGAACGTCCATATGCTGCGGGGGATGCAACTGACCAAGTTCCCGTGGCCGTTTGCCTCGGTGGACTCGACCGACGTAGCGCAGAACCATCACCTTCCGCACCGCACCGCTCGCGCAATGGCCGACCGATGGGACGCCGCGCAATGCCCGCCAACGTGGGCCGGTCGCATCGCTCACCCTGATCTGTTTGAGGCAGCAGCATGACCCCCGCCCCCAAACGCCCCTCGGTGGGTATGAGCCGCAAGGCGAATGAACCAAACAACGCCCGCACTATCGCCCATCTTCAAGCTCTAACCCTAGCCCTTCATATTGGAGGGCTGGAAGGCTTTAGAACCGGCGCGGTCAGAACTGCCACCACCGACGATTCTGGCTCTCCGCAATAGCCACGATTGCCTCGCGCTTTACATCACACACGCGCAAATCACCGTCCTGAGCGACAATGGCACGGCCTAGATCACCAACGGTCTGGGCCGTGCTTACGTCCACGGTAGAGACGCAAGGGGCTTTGAGGCTTTCTGGGATGACGACGTTAGCCGCCCCGGCGCACCCGCTCAAGGTCGCTGCCAAAACCAGCAGGCAGGGGAGTGTCAGCGCCTTGGATTTGATCGACTGCACGTTGCTTTTCCTCTTGCTCTTGGCGGATGATGGGGGTTTCCGAGGCGACCTTATCCAGCGCCTTACCCGTAGCGCGAGCAATTGAAGCCTCGCTCTTTGCACGGTGCGCGTTGCCTCGCTCCACACAATAGGCCAGCGTGAGGCCGACGAAGATTAGCGTGACCACGACAGCGCCAATCTGAATGACGCGGGTTCCGAGACGGTCGAGGCCGAACATCACGCGCTCCCATACAGTGCGGCTTCCGCAGCACGACGCCGCGTTAGGCCCTTCATCACTTTGCCGTCGTTCTTGTCCCAGCGGCCAAACTGTAGCTTTGCAGCTGCGTAATCGCCCGCCTTGTGAAACCGCAGCAACGTGCTGTCATTCAGAGCCGCCAAGCCGACGTTATAGGCAAACGAGACAAGCGCATCGAACTGGTTTTGCGTTGTCACCGGAGCCATGAGGGCCACAGCTTTCTCAAACCGGCCAAGGTCAGCCGCAAACCGATCATCGGCCTGCTTTTGCGTCCAGACGACACCCTTGGCGATACCTGGTCCAGTGGACCCCCAACCAATCGTCCACGGCTTTCCATCCACCGAGCCGGGATCGGGATAGGCCGTCAGTTTGCATGATTCAAACGAGTGAATAAGCGCAATGCCAGCAGAACTAACGCGCTTGCCCGGTGCGGGGGCCGTGGGAGCCAATGCCGCGTTAATGGCATCCACATCCGCCTGAGAGAGTGGAGCGCCCTTGATGGCCCTTACAACGTCAAACAGAGCCTTGCTCATGGTTTAGCGTCCTCATGGGGCAGAGTGGGCGGAATAGGCGTCTGATTCCGGCGCGGGTCAATCGCGGCAAGGCATCCACCTGCCACAAGCGAGATAATCGTGGCGTCCACACCCGAACGCGCAAAGCCCATCGCCGCGATAATGGTCGCGTAGGGCAACACCGTGGAAACCATCTGGCGAACGTCAAGCGGGGTCATGTCAGCCCCAACACCTTGGACACCTTCGGCAGCAGGATCATCAGCACCGCGCCTGCGCCGCCCGCCACGCCGTAGATCCAGACGTTAGATTTCAGCACAGCGTCTAGCTTCGCCTCCATCGCGTCCATGCGCTTTTCCAGATGCTCCACGTCGTTCGCCACTACGGGGAGGGTCTTTTCGCTCATCGGCCAACATGCGGGACAGCAGCATCCCGCCTCCGATCAGACACCCAACGGCGAATACAATCCAGCCCATGCCCCGCTCCGACAGTTCCAAGGGTGAGTAGTTGGGCGATAAAGAGGGCGTTAACCGCGACCACATAGGTGTAAAGACCTGCCTGAGTGAGTTCGTTAAGCCGCCACATTGAAATGGCGACGGTGTGGAGCGCAAGTTGAGAGACCAAAGCGTAAACCATAAAGATTTTCCATGGCTCCGGGTTTGCCCGCCACGCCTTGTAGATCAACGCCGAGAGCGCCAGGTCGAGGATCGGCGCGGCCAGCATGACCTCGGGAAAGCCTAGAAGCTCGACCAGCAGGTTGTTGACCACGAACACCACGGACAGCAGGGCGCTTACGCCCATGAGGTCCGCGTATTTGCGCGGGCGCGAGATGTAGGCCCAATGCGCCATAGCGAACACGGCGGTCATGGCGACCAGATACCAGTACATCATGGCTTCACAGGATCGTTCGGGTCATTGACCGGCGGCTTGTTCGTCCCGCCCGAGAAAGCCACGATGTTACCGCCGTCGTTAACCACGCTGGCGATGTAAGCCGCCTCCGCAGCGCCTAGGGCATCATGCAGAGCCTTGGTTGCTTGCACGACGCGCTTGGACGCTTGGCGAGCGTCCTTTGCCGCGTCCTCTAGATCGGTAATAGCCGCGCCGATGGCGTCAATATGAACCTGGGCCGTCATGGGTTATCTCCGTTGAACGTTTACGCGCAGATTGCCGGATGCGAGGTCAATCGTCCCCGCCGTGTTGTTCGTGATGGTCACCGTAACGGTATTTGCTGCACTGACACAGCCCGTGGCCGTCAAACCGCCCCAGCCGTTTGAGAAGCCAACGCCTGAGCAATAGTCGCCAACGCTGCACGTCACGGTGACAGTCGTCGTCGTGGTCGCCCCAGCCGCAAGCGAGGGCGGGTCATAGGCCACGCTAGTCTCAAAGGTCGGGACATAGGCATAGGTTCCGCCCGTAAGCACCGTGGGAAGGCCCGGCGTGGACTTGATGTAGAGCTTGCGGTCTGCATCGCTAAACCACAGCGCCGCGTCCTGACCCTCTTGCCCGCCGGGAATAATGACGGGGTTGAGGAACTGGGCACCCGTCGCCAGCCATTGAGCCGAGCCGTCCGTTTGAGCGCGACCAACCCACAGCATCGTAGGGTCGCCCGTCATCACCATGTAACCGTGATTGGTGTCGATGGTCGGAGCGACCAACGAAGGGGTAAGCGCGAGCGCCCCGTCGTTGTCGTACAGATACATGTTGTAAATGGTGCTGTTGGCCAGCGCCGGGCCACCGGATTGCCCGTTCGTCGTATTGAACGCGGAAACGCCGTTGTTGGACGTGGTTTGAGCCGAAATCCACTCGCCGGTCATAGACACTACGCCGGTTCCCGAACCGTTTTGCGGGCCACGGAGCCGGAGCGGGGTCTTTGCGCCATCACCAAACGACTGATTAGGCCGCAAGGTCATCAAGGTCGCGGAACTCCACGACAAGTTCATATTCTGCATGACCTGATCGAACTGAATCCCGACAAAGCGGTTCTGTCCGAGGTGGTCAAAGTCATCCCAGAACGTGCCACGAACGCGCACGGTGTTAGGGTTGGAGTTGGTGCCGGTGTATTTGAACGCGATAGCCGGGCATTCACGCGCCCTTACTTTTGTGTTCTGCCAAAGCACCTGCGTAACGACAAACTCGCTGGCGTCAAAATCCGCCAAGCGCCATTGCGAGAGACCAAACGGCTTATTGCCGTGGAACTGACAGCCGAAGAACAGATAGTTAATGCCGCCGCGAACGAACAAATGGCGACGGTAGCTGTTCTCCCACGTCACTTGCTCGCAGATCAGCCCGATGCTGCCACCCGCCCCACCGGGGACGTACTGAGCCACGTTCTGATTAACCGTGAAGCCGCACGATTGCAGCTTGACCAGTTGGCCCTTGCTGCTCATGCCGCCAGAGCGAGGCTCATAGTAAGCCACCTCGCCAATCGCATCGCTGGCCAGCGTGTATTGAGCCGTAACACCAGCCCCGCCACCCGTCGCCGTGCTAGACGCCGCCGTGGCTGTGATGGTGTAGGTATTGGCGTCAATCACGACGTTGATGCGATATTGCCCGTTGACCGTCACACCACCGACAGCAGACGCTCCGGCAATAGTAACCAACGCGCCAGCCGCTGCACCGTGACCGGTATGGGTGACCGTGACAGTCGATGACCCGTTGACCGTCGCCAGCGGATTTGTACCCAAGGCGACCGGCGCGGGAAGGCCAGAAACCCACGTCCCCCACGTTGCCGCGCTGACTGCAACCGGCACGGTGTCATCGGTAAACAGACGGAGTGTGGTGCTGGTCGGGGACGGTCCCACGGTAAACACCGTGTCATTGGCCTGCCACATCGGGCTGACCATGACGACAGCGCCGCCACCGCCCGTTGCCGTGCTGGTCGCATCGGACGACGCGATAATGGTGAACGTATTGGTAAGCACCGAACTGATCGGATAGCTACCCGATACGGTAATGCCGCCGACCGCCGTCGCGCCCGAAAACGTCACCACATCCCCGACAGACAGCCCGTGAGCCGTGTCCGCAATCGTGACAATGGGCGAGCCGCTTGTGGTGCTGATCGGATCAGCGCCAAGCGTTTCCGTCTTGAGGACGCCGAACATCTTGATCTTGATGCGGGCGTTAATCGTGACACCTGCGCCGCCACCCGTCGCCGTACTTGTCGCAGCCGAGCCGTGCGTGATGATGATGCTGGTCGGGTTGGCCTGCTGAATGACGTAATCGCCGCTCAGGGTAATGCCGCCGACAGCCGTTGCGCCGCTAATGCTGATTTGTTGGCCAGCGATGTAGTTGCTGGTCCCCGTGAGCGCGATGGTGACGCGAGCCGAGCCGTTGACGGTCGAGATGGGATTGTTGCCCATGACCCGAACCGGCACGAACGGATGCGCCGTGGCAGTCGGGAACGTCTGCGGCATTTGGTTGAGGTTGAGCGTAAGCGTCGCCTCGCCCGCCACATCTGCCAGATTGGTGACGGTGAAATATTCGTTTCGCCCGCATCCCTGAATGAAGACGTTGCGTAGTTGAGTGAACGAGCCTTCATTGCGCCCGGTCGCGCCCGTGGCGTCGAAGCCAAACCCATAGCCGCTGGTTCCGCAAGCCTCAATCCAGACGCTATCAAACATCGCGCAGTTCCAGCCGTCATCGACGAACTCGCCGTTGACTAGGCGGATTGCCCCGCCGGTCAGACTGCGGATATGAACCTGCGAGAACTGAACTTGATATGCGTTCAGGATTTCAAACGCGGATGAGTTAGCGACGCTACCCGAACCGACGATAGCAAGGTTCTGGACCCGCATCCCCATCTGAGCGCGGAAGGCATACGGAACCGGATTGGTCACGTTGCAATAGAACATGGCATTGTTGGCCACGCGGCACTGGATGCGCGTCTCCACCATGCCATCACCGACAAGCCACATGCCCGGCGCGAACGCTCCGACAGCCTTGGCAGGGTTCACGTCAATCCATGCAAACGGCTCAACGCGGATTTGCGAGGTGATGAGGTAATCCCCACCAGGGACGTACACCGCGCGACCGTGAGCAAAGTTGATGGCATTACGGAAAGCCACAGTGTCGTCTGCAATCCCGTCACCAACCGCGCCAAAGTCCTTGACGTTCACCATGTCCGACATTTTGGCGTCAATCGGACGCTCAACCGAGCCGGTCGGGTTGGTTAGTTGCCGGAACAGGATAGACCCGGCGGCATCGTCCAGAACGTAGTCACGGACAGTCGATGCCGGAACCTTTTTCAACGGGCCGGGCGCACGATAAGCCGCCAGCACGTCCGTCCCGACAACGGGAGCCGTTAGCGCGGTAAGCTCAGGGTAGGTCTTACGGGGAGTGAGAGCCATTATGCGAATCCTGAAACGCTGATTTCGGCAGGGTTGTCCGTGGACCAATAGATGCGAACAGAGCTAACCGTTTTGTTGGCGTAGCCTTCAACGGTTCCCACTGGGTCTTCACGGCTAACGTGAACGGCGTACGCTGTCGAGGCGAGCGCATTGGTAAAGGTCAGGTCCGCATAGGCCACGCCAGCCGCTTCCGTGACGTTAGATATGCTGGCCACGTTCACCGCACCGGCAATCGTCGGAGTTGAGCCGTTGACGCTGGTCGTGGTGATGACACAGCCAAACGCACGGCCATAACCGGCTTGGAACGTCCCCGCACCGGTCAGCACCTTGTATTGGTCGCCTGCCGCCGCAACGGGGACAAGGCCCTTGGTCCCACCCGTCGATTGCGTGGCTCCGACCACCACCGGCAGCAACGTAGCGGCCTGCGTTCCGGTCAAATCCTCGACAACGCCAGTGCCAGCCGTCACCCGCCCCTTGAAGGTAGCAGTTGCCACCGTGGCAAGTTTGGCATTGGAGAACGATGCATCCGGCACTGTGATGGTGCCTGCAAACGTCTGAGGCGCGTTATACGTCCCCGTCGCATTGACGGTCAGCACGTCACCCGCCGCATTGCCAAGCGCCACGTTACCGTTGACGGTCAGCGCCTCGCCAACGGTCAGGCTCAAAGCTACCGCCGCGTTGTCGCCAACGCTGAGAGCAAGCGGGATGGTCGTTCCGGTTGGCGTAATCAGGAAGCCTTGGACGCCTCCGACCGCGATAGCCAACTGGTTAGCCGCTGGCGTGTAGAAGCCGGTATCCGTGTCCCCGATGATGGAGAATGCCGGAGCCGAGACAGTGCCACCGGAAAACCGAATACCCTGCACAAACGGGATGGGAGCCGTGGCCGTGGTCTGACCATCCGACGCAATGGACTGCGTGATGGCCGTGGACATATCGGCAAGCGTGGCGTTCCAGTCATCCGAGAGAATAGGCGTCTCAGGAGTGGCCGGATTCCATGTGTTTGAAGGGGGCGAGTATGAGCCGCTGCCGTTCCTAGGCATTTAGTCCTCCTGTCCCGCCGCGACCGCTACGCCCGCACGGATGCGGTTAGCGCCACGGGGGCGATTGATTGCGCGGAGCAGCCGCGCGTTGAATTCGTCGGAACTGCCAGCCAACAAATCGGCCAATGTGTTTGCGTTAGCCCGCGCCGTCATGTCGTCAATCGCGCCCGCTACCCGACCAGGAACGCGCAGCGGGCTGAGCAGCGAAGCCCACGATTCTTGCGCGACGTTTCCGCCCTGCATTTCCGCAGCAAGGATGTTGTTAAACGACGTGTTGGAACCTTGAGGCTCGCGCTGGCCAGTCGCACGGAAGTTCTCAATCAAATCCCGAATGTCCCGCGAGGCCATTGGTGCAACCGTATCAACAGCACCAAGCATCGTGTCACTTTGCAGGCGATTGCCGAACTGCGTTGCCGCAAACTTTGCGCCGCCGAACGGGTTAGGACCGCTGACGTTTCGCTGCATGGCTTCAGCGGCTTGCTGTTCCAACTGTTGACGCACAAGGGGGCCTCCGACAGTCGGATCAACATCACCCATCAACTGCAACGCGCGAGCAGTTTCTTGCGCTTGGCCTCCATAAGGCGACGGTGGGAAAAGGCGACCTTGTGTTGCCCCTAAATCCGGTTGCAGTTCGTCTTGCCGAGCAATAGACCCAAGCGGTCCGCGCTGTATCGGAACAAGCTCTGCTTGCCGCCCAGCGGCCCCGATTGCGCGGGCTTGGGCATATTCCGGCGATGCAATGTCAACGATGCCCTTGGCAAGGTCAGACGCCTCACCGCGAACTCGCGCCAGATTAGCGTTTGCGTTGGGTGCCATCGGGCCAGCGTCAGCGTTCCTTGCAAGCGTATCCATTTCCTGAATAACGCGATTAATCGCGCTTACGGATTGAGGGCCACCGACACCCGCAGACAATTCAGGACTGCCAAAAAACGCTGCTTCGGCCTCTCGATAAGTCGGGATTTCGCGCAACGCGGCATATTCTTCAGCCGAAACTACTTGCTGATCCGCCGCTCCGTAAAATGGACGTGCTTGCGCGTTGATGCGAGCGCGGGTGTTTTCCAACACGCGATTTGCCGCCGCGCGAGCTTGGCCAGCAAGCGGTCCCGGCTCAACAAGCGGGCCGATTTGATCAAGAACGCCAGCAAGCGCCCGCTCTACACGCTCCGGTCGCGCCGCCATCATGGGGCCGAGACGGTTTGTGGTTCCCTCAATAACACGCTGCACCCGACCCAAGTTGGTCGCGCCGCCAGTCGCTTGCTGCACCGCTTCCGCTCGCGTCAACGGATTACCCAAAATGTCGCCCGACGCGCTCAACGCAGCGGCCATGTGAAGCTGTTGCGGCGTTACGTTAGGCGCGGCATTAGCTAGCACGTTATCGACGCCGCCTCGCACAGCGCTAAAAGCTCCAACGCCTAAACCGCCGCCAAGGCCACCGAGCAAGCGGGCATAGTTCTCAGCATCCGTGTCAGGACGCCCGCCGCTCATGCCCCGTGCAATCTGGCCTGCCGTTTCGCTGGTAAATGCCGGAACCGCAACGGATGCAATCTTGGTGCCTACGCCACCGGGCGCAACACCACCGGGCAGGAATTCGCCAAGGGTCCGTGCATATTCTCCCGGCACTGTCTGCGGCTGGTAATAGCTATACCCAATCCGGTCGCTAATGCCTTGGTTCATCTCCGCGCCGGTCGGAAGCATGGAAAGCAGCGCATTGCTTGCCACGCCACCGCCAGCGCCAACGTCACCCAGCATACCGGGCAAGCCCAAAATGGCCGTGATACCCTCAACCACGCCGGTCGGAATAGACTTGGCTATATCAGTGCCAACGTCTGCGTTTTCCTCAATGAACAAGCCGGGGCGGATTTCTTGGGTGCCAGGTCCGCCCGCATTCGGTCGCGCATCGGCCATCATCCGGCGCACTTCGCCGTTGCCGAGCTTCACATACATTCCCGCGTTCAGGTAAGCGCGGTCTTCCGGCGGGAGGGTGTTAAGGTCGATAGGGTCTAGCCGCGTTCCTTGAGCGCCAAACACGTTGCGATTAGCCGCTGCTTCTTCCGCGCCGATGGTGTCAATCGGTGCTTGCGGGGTGCCGACAGCCTCGAAACCGGGCCGCATCGGCGGATAAACGCCGTTATCACCCGGCGCTAGTTCTGGCTGAAACGGCGCATCTGGGCCATCTTGCGGAACGGATGGGCGAGGCGTAGCGGCAGGGTCATTCGCCCAAAACGGCGCAGGTTCGCGCTGCTGGCGAGTAGGAGCCGCTATAGGATCATTAGCCCAAAACGGTTCCTGCCTCACTGTTTTGTCCTACGAACGCCGTTAGGGTCGATGTATGGCTCACCGCTTGCAAGCGCATCGTATTGCGCTCGCGTCGTAACCCGAGGGGGCGATCCGTCGCCACCGGCAGGCGTTCTTGGCGGGGCCGGCGCTTCGTCGCCACCCACAATGTTGCGCGGGTCAATGCCGTAGTCATTGGCCATGCGCGTGAAGTCCGACACGCGGCTTTGATAGCCTTGTTCGTAAGTGCCAAACTGGGCGCGACCAACGGCAACGATTTCCGCCCGTTGGGCTGGCGTCAGCCGCTCGCCGGTCACGACGCGGTTATAGAGGCCACGGATGGTTTCCGGCACACCGCCGGAGTTTTGCACGGTTGCTGCTTCACCTTCGCGCACGGTCGAGCCAGGATCAAAGATTTTCATCACGCCAAAGATGCCGCCAACGTCACCAATGCCGGTGCCTTGGCCAAGCGATGCTTCAACCTTTTGGAAGGCTTGCCGAACGGTGCGGTATTCTTGCGTGAGCGTTCCAAACTCGCGCCGCAGTTCACGCTCGTTTTGAATGCGATTTCCGCCCGCCGCAGGGTCTTGCGGACCGCCCGAGATCGGCGTTTCCCGACCGTTTGCTCCGCGATAGCCTGCCGATGGCGCGCGGACGACAGACGCAACACCGCTTGGATTGATCGAGTAGGTTGTGCCTTCGACCATGCCATACGGGTCATTTGGACCAGCCACAACATTTCTAGTTCGCGCCAACTCAGGAACGCCTTGCTCACCAAACAATGGCGTTGGTGGATTTGCGCCGGTCGGGTCAACCAAATATTTGACACCGTTTTGGTCAACGACTTCTTGCCGTTCAGCGGACGGACTCGCCATTCGCATCTCAATTTCGCCAAGGACGCCTTGCGCCCATGCAATCTGTCCAGCGTCGCCACTCGAAAGCGCACGACGGATAAGCGTTTCCTCGCCCGGAGTAATGCCGAGCGGGTTACGCGCCGGAGCCGCAGGAGGAGCTTGCGGGGCCACGGGAGCCGGTGCGGGGGCCTGCGGCACAGCCGGAGCGTCTGCCATAGGCATCGGCGCAGGCGGGGCAATCGGAGCGACCGCCGGGGCAGCAGGAGGCATTGGAGCGCCATCAACCGGAGCCACGGGAGCCGACATTGCCTCAACAGGTTGCTGCGTGTTCTGAGCCGGAGCGACCATCGGGGGCGGGGGAGCCGCGCCCATCGCTTCCGGCTGCGGCTGGTTTCCACCGAGCAACGCGGCCAGTTGCAAGTTAAGCGCATCCGATTGGCTTTGAACCCGCGCTGCGCCTTCTTCCCGCGCCGCCTTCTCAGCACGATTAGCGCCCCATTGCGTGATGCCTTGCGCGAGAAGCCGTGCGCCAAGCTCGCCATAACCGCCTTTAATCTCAGTCGGCTGGCGTTGTTGTTCCAGCATTTTGGCCAGCAAGGCGCTACGCCGCATTGCGGGCGTTTCGATCATCTGCGGGGCTGGCATGGGAGCGCGGGCCATTAGAGCTTCCCGTAATCAACCATGAGGAAGCCCGTCCAGTGACGGACCACCGCATCAATGCCAGCCTTAAGCACGTCTTGAGCCATTACGCCGATGTGGCGCTTGCGGCCCCAAACATAGCGATACTCATAGACCGGCAGGCCGTTAGCCATCGTGCCAACGCGTTTGATGTCACGCTTAAGGCGACGGTCAGACGGTGTTTGCCGTGCTGCTGAAATTTGACCGCCCGCGCCAATTGCCGCGCCGCCAAGTTGGAACAGCCCGCTCATAAGAGCGTTGTTTTGAGCCATTTTGGCTTGATAGTTGCTGTTCAGTTGCTGCTGCGACAGCGCATTAGCGCCGAGAACGTCCGTCTGCGCCACGCCGGTCGGGCTGTATTGGATGCCGGTAGGCATACCGACCTGGCCCGTGCCTAGCAGGGCTTGAAGCTGCTGAAGCGGCTGGTTCTGGATATAAGCCCGCTCTTGCAGGCCCTGCGTCCGCGCCTGATTACCGAATGTCCCACCCGCAATGGCGTTCTGAATTGCGCGAGATTGCTCCGCACCACCGGCTTGGATGGCTTGGTTTGCAGCCTCTCCGTATGCGTCGTTTCGATCTCTAGCAAAATCAGATCGAAGGTTTCGCGTTGCCTCGCTATTCGCTCCAAGGCCCTGCGCGGCAAGACGTGCATCTTGCGACCTCTCAAGCCGCTGAAACTGTGGATCGAGGCGGCGGGTCTGGCTCGCATAAACCGAATCCTCAAACCGTTGACGGTCAAAGTCTGGCGCGTTGAAGCCTTGCAGGTCGGGCAGGCCTTCGGTGTTGAGACCTTGGCCAAGCGCCTGGTTTACGCGACCAATCTGCTGACCAGCCGTGTCGAGGGCGCTACCATAAACGCCGGTTGAGCGGTCGTAGTTCTGCTGCTCAAGCGGGCTGAGGGACGTTTCTTGACGATAGCCGCCGGGTGCCGAAGGGTCAGCGATATAACGAACCGAGCCTTGCGGGCCGGTCGTGTTGATCATGTTTAGCCGCTGCTGCTCACGCGCCGTCGCGGTATTGGCCGTTGACTGAGCGTTGGCCAGTTGGACCGGATCAGGTGCGGCTGGCGGTCTCGGCTTGCTCACTCACGCGCTCCTTGTTGAAGCGATGGCAACGCCACTCGCTTTCGAGGAGACCGGAGATGATGCAATCGTCATCACCATAACCACGCCGGATAGTCCCCTCATGTTTGAAACCAAACTTTGAGAGAAACTGGCGAGCGGGACGCAACTTCTTTGGCGTCAGGCTGGTGATTCTCGCCGCTCCAAGCTGATAGAACGGATAACGCAAGATACCCGTCACTAGGCGAGGCGTCAACCAATCGGAGCGTATCGAGGCAAAACTGACCTCTATGTTACGGTATTGGGGCTGATAGGCGTTAAAGACGACGCCTCCGATAAGGTTATCGTGCTTATCGACTACCCCGATAGCCTCGCACGGTCCCCAGTCCAGACCATGCCCAATCTGATCTGCTACCCATTGAGCGACTAGGGGGGAGAAGGGGCCGGAGACTAGCCTCACAATCTCTCCTCACCCGTCGCTCAATCTTACGGGACCGCTTTGCGTCCGACGACGCCCGCGCTTCCCTGCGTGGCCCGTCCCATCGCCGTCGCGATGCCAGTTCCACGAAACCTTTGGTTCCCAACCAATTTCCAGAAATATCATAGGGAGCCTGACTATCCAATACATCAAAGCTGCCCGCCCGTCTGGTTTTGGTATTTCACATTGAACGCGATAATCTCGCACGGCGCGTTGGTGTTGCGGGTGTAGGACAGCGCCACGATGCCGTCGCCGTAGGAAACCAAATCCACGTCATCAACGCCAAGGTCGGTATAGATCAGCGGCGGCGGTAACACCCGCAAGCGCACCGCCCCGCAATAACCAATCCCTGTCACGCTCGTCCAGCTATCGCGCGTTTCTGTGCTAGGCGACCACAGAGCCACATCCCAAAGCCCCGTGTCCCACTTACCGCCCGTCGTCGTGATGGTCGTAGGAACGGCTGTCGGAGCGCGTTCTTTGAAGTCCGTTACAATCTCCACCGCCGGGGCAAGGTCGCCCGCGATCCGAAGGACCGGTTGCAGCATCTCAAATTTCTTGAGGCTTCCGCGTGAGCCGAAATAGTTGAACGCCGTCTTAATGTCCCCGACGATGCCGCCCTCATTATCAGCATAGCCCACGTCCCATAGATAGACGCCATCCGAGCCACCAAACAGCATCTGGTCATTGGCGACGGACCAACAGAATGCATTGATGCCCGTGAACCGGCACCAGGCCCCCGTCTGAACATTCTGGACGTATTGTTCCGACCGCGTGAGGCTCGCCGTGGGCACGTTGAAGATTGCCAGCGTCCCCTTGGTATAGAGAGCGCCTTCCCATCCAAAGTTGCCGCGATAGCGTTGCGTGGCCTGCTGAAATGCGTTCTGGATGCGCTGCGTGAGGGCAACGAGGTTCTCTTGAGCGCGGTCGAGTTTCAAGGCTTGCGAGAGAGGCACCACCCCGTCCGTTGTCAGCAGAACAAGGTCCGAGCCGTATTTGATGAGCGACCGGCGCGATAGAGGCAGGCCAAGGTCATACACCCCGACAAGCGCCCAGTTGTTAGCGTCCGAGGGGTCTAGGCCCTGATAGACAGCCACCTGACCTTGTGTCGTCACCCATACCGCTAGATCATCCGCACCGGAGCCGCCATCAAGCGTCCAAGTGGCTTGGCAAAGGATTGAGCCGCCCTTGTCGAAGATAGGCCCGAGGTCCAGCAGATTAGCGTCACCCTGAATGGCGAACGGCTCAAGGAACCAGACGCGGAGGCTGTCCTCTTGCACAAAGAACAGACGCCCTTTGTGGTCCATCACATCGACCAACGTGCGAGGGTCTAGCGTGATGACGCCAGCCGTCCCCGTGATGGTCGTCGATGCAAACGATGTGCCGTTGTAATAGATCGGTTCTACAGCACCGTTCGCAGCGACGAGGAACGTCCCCGCATCGTTTGAGAAGTTTAGCCATTGCCAGCGAGCGTTGCCCGCGTTGGTGAACACCTCAACCGGCGCATCGCCTTGATTGCTAATGTCAAAGATGCTGCCGCCACAAGCCGCGAAAATATCATCCGCCAAGGCCAGCGTCTGACCGCGCCAGACAAGGATGGATTCAGTCGGGAGGACTAGCCCTTCCTGCCACGGCACATAGCCCTTACGCAGTTCCACATAGCCAGCGCGAGGGATGAAGTTGTCCAGAATGACCGCGTTTTCAGGCGGCATATTAGCCAGCGGGGATTGAGCATCCCACCCGCCAACCGGAGCCGGAACCGCACGGCCAATCGACACCCGCTGTTGAGACGCCGACTGTAGAGGCTGGCGACCGTATCGCTGTGCTGCCTGCCTCATAGCGCCACCCACGTTCCCGCACGGTTCTGATAACCCTGCGACCCGACATAGAACAGACGGCCTTCCGGTGAAAGCGTGGCCGAAGGGAGGGACGAACCATAGCCCGTGCCATAGGTCGCCAGCAGCGTGTTGAGCTTCTTGCGCTGCGTCTCCTGGTTCTTCGTGTCAGCGATGGTCAGGAAGAACGTCACCCCGGAAACCCACCCATCTGGATGTTAGTGGCCCATCCGTAGTAGTTGCCGCCCGTGGAATCCACAATGGTATTGCCGCCATCCCGCGCCATGCGTTGCGACTTTTCGCTTTGATAAGTGCGAAAATCCTCCGCGTAATCGAGGCCCTTAGACTTGAGGAAGCGCCAGCGAAGGCCAAGCGGAAAGAGCTTGTCATCAAGATACGTCTCGTCTGTATCGGCCAGAAACTCAGCCTGCGGGACACCAGCCGCCGACTTGGCCCATTGCCGCGTGATGTATTCGTAAGCAATCTGCTGGCCTGCACCCGGCGTCGGGGTAACAAGGAACTGCCCGTCACGCTCAATGAACGCCAGAAACACCCGATTGAGTTGAGGCTGCGCTTGGATAGCCTGCCACTCTTGCGGGGTAATCGGCCCGTAGATGTAGCGCATCGTCGTCCGGTTAAAGAACGAGTTAGCCACGAAATGATCGAGGTCAGACGGGATTGCGCTCGATTGAACCGCGCTTGCCACCGTATTGAACAGATGCTGCCTCCGCATGATTTGCCAATCATACGAACCCGCAAGCTCATCTCCCTCCTCATTGGCGAGAGCGTAAAGCTGCTGGACTTGCGTATCAGTCGAGTTGACCACTTCGGTTGGCACCGGAATGGAAAGCAGGCGACAGGCTCGCTGTACAATCTGCAAGAGGTTCATCGGTTAGACCTTCGGAGGACGGCCCCGCTTTTTAAGCGGCGGCTCAGGTTCAGCAGGTGAAGCAACACCGCCGGGACCATCCACCCCGTCGTGATCAAATGCCTCAACGGGAGCGTTATTAAACGCTTCCTTGAGGTACATAGCATACTCAGCGCCATGCGTTTTCTTGTCGGCTTCGGTCGCAACTCGCGGCCCAATCACCGACGACGAATCCGCCTGATAGCGGAACATGAGAAACTTGCCATCCTTAAAGAAGGTCGCACCAGGCTTGTACATCACGTCTCGTTCCAGCCCGCTCATGCCACGGCCCTTTCTGCTTTGCTTTCAACCGCCAGCGCCAGTTTTTCCTCAAGCTCACGGATGCGCTGTTCCATCGCTTGCAGGGGCTTCTCAGCGTCGGTTTGCTCGATGAACCGTTGAGCCTTGGCACGGAGCGCGTTGCCGCCCATCGGGATAGCCTTGGCAAGCTGGCTGTCAGACAAGCCCGCAAGTTGCTCCACCGTGCGGATATGGACGCTGTTAAGCTCCATGACCTGACTGCGGCCAACGCCTGCCCACTCGTCCAACGGAGTGCCGCTTTCAGGGGCTTCCATGTTCGCCTTGAACGCCGCGTATTTGGTCGGCCAACGCTCGCGGTGTTCGTCCTTCACGCGCACGTCAACAATGTTCTTGTTGTCGCCCGGCACGATGAGTTCAACGTATTCCTCATCGTTCCAGACTTCACGGCCTTCCTTGGCAGAGAGGAAGTTGTTTCGCACGGCCTTGATGTGGAAACGCGGGATAACCCGATCCCGTCCGTCTGGCGCTACATAATCCATCTATGTCCTCCGATACACAGTGTCATTTCCAATCCGCATCACGCGAGAATAACCGGGCAGGTCGGCTTTCGGACCCAATCCCTTTTCTTCAAGCACTATGATAGGCGAAAACTTCTCGATTGTCGCTAGTGCGCCTTTGATGGCGTCTGCCTCCGCGCCTTCAATGTCCAGCCAGATCAAATCGCACTGATCGAGGTCGAGGCTGTCAATGGTCCGAACGGGAATAGCGTCACCCGGCAACGTCTTGTGCGAACCGCAGTTGTCAGTGTCGATGCGAAGGATGCCGCACGTTCCTGGCTCCGCGCCTAACGCACCCCATCGCACCTCAATGGCAACATCCCGCACGTTCTCAATCAGGCAATCGAGGTTGTCCCGATCAGGCTCAAACGTGATGACCCGATCAAACACCTTGGACAACGCCAGCGGATACACTCCGACATTGCCGCCAGCTTGGACGCAAACGCGCTTCTCTGCCACCAACGGCAGGACGGCTGGCATAGCAGCGGCGCACTCACTGACCACCACCGCACGGCACCGCACGTCAAAATCAGGCCACCAAAGGCCGTCAATCTGTTTCACTTTGCGAAACCCCGCTC